CTGTAATAAAAGATAGCGAATACTCGTATTTGTTATTTAAACACGTTTCTTTTGCAAGATCTTACACGCCAAACGCATCTACCACGGGCACTCCCAAGTATTATGCGCTTTTTGATGACACTACTTTTATATTAGCGCCTACCCCGGATAGCGGTTACAGTTTTGAATTGCACTATAAATATCGTCCTGCGTCTTTGACTGCAGGTTCGGACAGCGGTACTACGTGGTTGTCAACCAACGCGCCAGATGCGTTGTTGTACGGAACTTTAGTAGAAGCAGCCACTTTTTTGAAAGTTCCTGAAGAAGTCGCTCAATACGAGCAACGTTTTGGTCAAGCTATAGCTGCAATAAAAGACCTGGGTGAGGGTTACGGTGCAAAGGACGAGTACCGTTATGACATCAGTAAAGGAAGATAATGTTTGAAGTAGCGGTTAAATCCAACATGGGAGACGTGGTGGTAAAAACGACGGAAAATCGTGGGTTGTCGCCAGAAGAACTTGCCGAACGAGCGGTTGAACAAATAGTTGGAATCTCTTCTTCTGTAGATCCGATTGTTAGGCAACAAGCAGAAGCATTTAAAAGTCGCATTTATCACGTAATTTTAGGTATTATCAAACAAGCTATTAAGAGCGATAGAACTACTCTTATAAACGAATTTATTCAGCAGGGTCATCCAGACGTTGCGGATATATTAAGGAGACTGTAATGGCTATTACAACAGCGATGTGTACTTCTTTTAAGTCTGAGTTGCTTCAGGGAATACATAATTTTCACAACGGTTCTGGTGGAGGCACCACAACTACTACCGGCACAGGTAATACATTCAAAATTGCTTTGTTTACCAGTAGTGCAACCTTGTCTGCGTCTACCACAGCTTATGCAACGACGAATGAGGTTTCTGCAACAGGAACAGGGTACACCGCTGGTGGCAATACCTTGACTAACGTAGATCCGACTACATCAGGTACTACAGCGTTGACTGATTTTGCTGATACTACTTGGTCTAGTAGCTCGATTACTGCAAGAGGTTGCCTAATTTATAATTCCTCAACTACTGCAGGATCAGCTAACAGGGCAGTATGTGCTTTGGATTTTGGTGCAGACAAGACCTCTACTAGCGGCGATTTTACTATTCAGTTCCCAGCAGCGGATGCTAGTAACGCAATTATTAGGATTGCTTAGGATATAACGTGTGGCTGATGTCAAAGTTGCCTTTGATGGATGGAATTCTTCCTCTCATGGATGGGGTGAAGGAACGTGGGGTAATGGCGAAGCGGTCCCTGACGCAACAGGTACACTCGGTACAGTTTCGGTTTCGGGTGATGCGAATGTCAGCGTCACGGGGGTGGCGGGAACAGGCACTCTTGGATCGGTAT